AATTCAATCTCACGATTATCATGAAATACTTCTATCCCAATCTTAAAATGAAACATATGACGATGTGGATGTCCTAAGAAACTTACATCATATTCGTCATTGGTTTTTAACGATGGGTCTGTTAATGCTTCTGGATATTTATGAATACCTTCTTTCATTAGAGTTACAAAAATCATACGTTTCGCACTTTCACGAATACGTTTGCGCTTAAATGCTAGTTCTTCTTGATATCTATCCATTTGTTCACCTATCATCAAAATCGACACGTTCATGTGTCTCTTCCCAAGAAAGTTTATTCAACCTACGAATTTCAGCTTGATATTGTGATTTTTTCTCTTCTAGAGATTTAATTCTCAATACGTCACTGTCATCAGATTCTATCAAATTTGTTATTTGTTTTTCAATCATTTGGATAGATTCTTCAAGTTTTCTAACTTGCATTTTGTAATCCATATCAATCTCCTAATACCTTTACCATTTCATCATCACTATCAACAAAATCTGTTTCAATTTCATCAACAGATTCCTCTTCAAACAACATATTATATGAAGTCAATGCATTGATTGTTCTTTTACCACTTAAACCTTGGCTACCTGATTGCATCTGTGTCCATAGTTTACTGTGGTGTTGAAGAAGGTTTTTACTTTTAGTGCGGTCATTTAACCTAAAAACTTCATCAATGATTTCTGAAAAAAGAACTCTTTCAAATTGTTCCTTCATCAACATTTTGGGTATAATACCACTTTCATATCTGCGATTTGCTTCTTGTACCGCAGTAATATGTTGATATACATTATGTGCCTGTATTAATGTATAGCTTAGTGTATCCCAACTTGTTTTAGTTGGCTTACCGTGTTGACCAATAAATCCTTCACCTCGATAACACAAATCCTTCAAGACCATTAAATTAGTTACTGGACTATCAGAAAATACATTATGAATCTTATCTGCCAAAACAGCATCACGAAACTTTCTAGTATCAGTTGAATACTTTTTGTTTTCAGCAGTTTTTTCCATACTATATGACCATTTCTTATTATGTTCAATACTAGTATTGAAATATGCTAACCCTTTAGCTGCACTAAAGAATGGACTTGCACAATCAAATGTTATCTGAAAGTTTGGATTATGATACTTTCTGATTGCTTTCTGAATATCAGTAAACAATACTGCATACTCTAATATACTTACCCCAAGACAATGTAATAGATCGTGTTTACCTGGCTCAAGTAAACCATCATGAATAATATCAACAAGTCTTAACAGTGTAAGATGTATATCAACTTTTGTTTGACCCCCAAATGCCCAACCATTGAAGTGAGTATCTGGATATACTTTAGGATCACAATATTGTTTCATCTCAGCATACCAGTTATTACTATCTTCGTGATTCAATCCTTGCATTACATTCAAAAATTTACAATTACCATTACGGTTCTTAATAAAATATTGATTGTTGATATGTGTAGCCTTGATTGCTTCGCTTAGATTAGCAATTTTATGTTGAGCATAAGCTTTTTTGTTTTTATAACTTTCGCTTGGTACATCTAGACACATACCATAATCCATGTATGTATCCATCCAAAGTAATACTTCTTTGCGTTTTGCTAATGCTTTAGTGCAGTTGGGGTCTTTCCAATCTGCTGGCCATTGACCTTTTAGAATCTGAAACCCACCACTATCACCCAACATGAAAGTACCATTTTCACGTTTACGAATGATAGATTCGTTGTTATCGTTTTTAGTGGGATCTAAATTAGCATGTCCAGCACTATATAGTCCCCACTTATATGTGTAGAGACCTTCTTTGCTATTAAGAAAGTTAAGACATTCAACATCGTTGTTGAAGTTTGCAGGGATACGTGAGGAGTCAAAATAGTTTTCACCCTCACGTTGTTTTCCTAACCCTGCAATAAAGAAACTACTTACTGCAGGTAAAAACAATGCCCAGTCTTTACTCTGTTTATTTGTAAGATTTATTTGCTCTTTCATCTAATTTTTTACTTAGATTGTGCTGGAAGAAAGTAGTTATAAACCGCAATGCCACTATCAACTGTAATCTGAACTACCTGATCATTGATCTTGACAGTCTTATCACCAACTAGGTCCATGATTGCCAAGAATGTCTTTACTGGCCAGAATTTAGGCTGGCTGATTGTACCACTGACATTAGCTGCAAATACAAAGTTACCACTATGTGTTGAATGATCACCAAAGTAAAACTTCAAATTTCTATTTTCAGTTTTCATCATAAAATGATTTTCTTCACTGTTAGCACTAGCTTGCTTCTTTAATCTAAGAACACTACTAGATGCAGGTTCAAACTCAATATTCCAACTAACACCCTTGAACTTTACATCCTTGATCTTTTCAGTTACAAGGTTCTTTCCCATCAACCTATAGTTGTTAATGAAGTCCCCTGATTCAGTTTCAAACTTGATGTTTTCTGGATCTTCATCTTTATTTGATACCGTGATTTTTGACTTTTCATCATATTCATCAAAACTCAAAATTGTCTTGAGTTTGTTAAGATTGGGCATACCAAACGTGCCAATGAACTCTGCAATAGGATCCTTAAATGAACCAAGAATAATTAGAGTCTTATCTTCACTCATCGCAGAAATCAGTGTTTCTTTTTCAGTACCGACTACCTTCACTAGTCCGATATCACCCAAATTGATATGTTGGGTAAGGTCTTGCAATTGATCTTTCATATATTTCCTCTTTGTTAATAATATTTAAAAAGTTACAACGTGTAATGTAATGGATTTTTTTAAGTAAATCAAACTCTATTTGACCGTTATTCAAAAGTAAACAAACTATCCACAGATGAATCAATATTGGTCTGACTGCGAATGTCCCAATTGAGAACACCCAATAAGTTTTCTATCTTTTCATCTACTAATGTACGTTCCATTCCTGCTTCATCGAATGGCAATTCTTTGAACCAATTTGGAAGTCTTAGTTCGTCAGTTGGATACGCAATGCTAGTCATATTCAATGGATTGTGTTTTAGTTTACAAACCACAATTTTCATTCCATCTACTATTTTCATAGAATAATTGTCACCATTCATTCTACGCAAATAGTTATAGTTTATTGCTGCCATTGCATGTCCAATACCACATTTACCTGTGCGTTCATAATTCTCAGTATGTTTAGTCAAATTATTGACAGATTTAGGTGAGCCCTTTTTCCATGGCTCTTGCGTTGATAGTTGTTGTTTGAAATCTCTTACCGCTTCAACTACCTCATCTTTGCCCTTACCTTGTTGAATGACCATTTTCAATACATCCATCAAGAATTCTTGCACATATTTAGGAGTATCAGCACGTTTCAAATCAAGACCCATTGCCTTGACATCACCTAATTTACCATTTACATCTTTGCGCTTACCTTCTTTGTCATAGATGTTAATAGCATATCGTTTTTTAGTGATGAAGATACCGCGATCACCAACAAGTTCGCGCCCAGCTTTGATTATTTCACCTTTGTTTCTTGGACAATGGAATGCATTTTCCATAAATTGAGGGAAACTATTGTTTGCTTCTTCTGCAATTGCGTCATAGATTTGGATACAAACATCTTTGTTCCATTCAAGATCACCATTATCTATTTGAGCTTTGAACAATGGATACGCACTAAAATAGCAGCTATCAGTATCTCCGTATACGATTGTTGGACCATCATGGTTGTATTCACCTGCTACAGCTAAATTAATCTGACTCATCATGTGCTTAACGATTTGACGACCACTCAACGTAACACTTTGACCGATACGCTTATCATAGAATCGGCAATGTTCATTCAACAATGCACCATAAGCACTGTTAAGCAAAATTTTACGTACAAGTTGTCGTTTGTCATAGTATTCAAATTCAGCCTTATCTTTGGCTTCTTTTGCAAGTTTCTGTGTGCTTTTACGTTCTGTGTACCAACGTGTAAGCAATCCAGGAATTACGCCTTCTTGATCCGACCTGAATATAGTACCATTTGCTGAGATGATATATGGATTGCTGCTATCAAATACAAGCTTCCATATTTCAGCAGCACTCATTTCTACACTACGACCATCTTCATAATCAAGAGTCAGCATCGTACCGCGTTCTTGATTCATGATAGCAGTATATTCTAAGCTTCCAAACAATCCTTCCCAAAGAATACTGCCAGTAACATCGTCATCACCTTCTTTGTAGTTTTTCTTTTCGCTGGCTAGTTTTCTTCCCTTATCATGCATGTATTGATTGGTAAGTGTTTGTCTGACCTGTCCGATAATGGTCTCTGGTGCCATGTTAAGAGCGCGGATTGCTGACGGGTAGAGACTGTTGATATCCACCGCGCCGAGCCATTCATGAATTCCTCTTTTGGGCGTAGCAACATAGGCACCTGCCGCTTGCTGTACATCATTATGCATTTCCTTTCGTTTTTTATCAGGTACAACTAAACCACGTTCGTGGGCTTCGTTCATGATTGCCATTTCAATCATTGCAACAGAACCCATTACAGTAGGCAATAGCACTGTGTTTTCATGTGCAAGTGCATTTGCCAAATCTAAAAACTTAAGCTTGTTATGAATCTTAACCATCAACATGGTATCTTGTCTGTTGTATTCAATGAACTTTTTAAAGTCTTTGTTATACAACTGATCAAGTGACCCTTCATATTTGGTCTTTCGTTCGTTGACTTCCATTTCACCAATTGCATCAAGACTATAGCTATGACGGCTTTCATAGTTATACTTTTTGTACAATTGAAGATAGTCAATATGAATACGTCCAACGAAATCATACGTAGTTTCTTCTTTACCAAAACGTTCGTATTTTCTTGGTTTAGGCAATTGATCTAGAAGACAAAACTTTCGAGTATCGTCTTTACTCATTATCAGAGTAGTTCGATTTACCATGTAGGGTACGTCATATCCCTCAGAGTTCCATCCTGTTATTACATCCGCATCTTCAATAAGCTGAAAAAATGTTTCAAACATTTCAATTTCACTATTGAAAAGCAAGCAATTTTCAAAACTTTGAGTAATTTCAGTTGCAGTATCATTACTCATATGTTTTGGAGCAATGCAAAGTGTGATCAGGATGTCCTGCCAATCCAAATATAGTGAGATACTAGTTACCGGATTGAAGGGGTCATCAGTTGATGCGTATCCTCTTTCTGAATCCCAGCCAACTTCAATGTCAAAGAAACATGTATGTAGCTTGGGAGGTTCTACCTTGAGATAGTTTTCACTTAGGCAACGGAAAACTACGTTTACATCGCTTTCAAATAGTTTTTTACTTGAATGTATACGTTTTTCTTTTTCGTATTCCGCACGTTTTTTGGTTGTGAATCTACTTACGGGAGTATTACCGTTAGCTGACAAGCCACGGTATTTGCCCTTAGGATCACTGTAATAGAAAGTATATACAGTAGGGAATTCTTTATATTCCCGTTTACCATTGTTTCTTTCAACAACGATAATACGGTCTTCATCCCTTGAATTTATCGCATCCACGTAGGACATAGATTATAGAGTCCGTCCTACAGTTTCTAGAATAGTGTTAAGTTCGTCATGGTCCTTGTTGGTTTGTGTCAAACCAGACTTATATGCAAGTTTTACTGCCTTCTTCAGAATACTTGGCTTGATTTCCAATTCTTCAGCTACAGCCTTGATAGTATCGCTTAGTCCACCCTGCAATGTATCAATTTCGTGCAGAGTTTGAATACCTTCTTCAACGATTTGCTTTAGTTTAATCTTTTGATCACCGGAAAACATTCTTTGTGTAGTCATTATAATCTCCTAATAAGTTAGAGATTATATTTATTTTGTTGGCAAGTTTCAAGTAAAAGGATAATTACTGGAAGATATGATGATTTTGTTCACCATATCAGGCATAAATAATAAAAAGGAAATAATATGTCACCTCCAATCACAATATCAGAAATAAACAAAAGGCTTGCACCTAGAAATATAAAAATGTTGGGCGATCATTCTATTACCAAAGATAAAGCCGAATTTGAATGCATTAATGGTCATCGTTGGATGGCAACTATTAATAGTGTTTTAGCTAGAAATGGATGCAGGAAATGTGATTTAATATCTCGTAAGGTAAACTGGTTAACTGATTTTGAGACGGCAATAAAACCATTAAACATTGAGATGGTAACAGAGTACAAAAGCAATACGACATATATGAATTTTAAATGCAATACCTGTTCTAGAATATTTTCAGGTAGACCTATATTGATTAAAAAAATTGGATGTGTTTATTGCAATGGAAGGAAATTAGATAAAGAAAAAATAAACAAAGTTATTACAAAAAAGAGAATTACCTTATTGACTGAATCTAGTTCGGTAAGTAATTATGGAACATTTCAATGTGATTCTGGACACAAGTGGAATACCATAATAAGTAATGTTTTACACAATAAATCAGGATGTCCTAAATGTGCAAAATATGGGTTTAATCCAAATTTACCTGCATATTGTTATGTTCTATGTTATGATAACTATATAAAATTTGGCATTACTAATAATTGGAAAAGACGAAAAGCAGAGCATATCAAATCTAAAGGTCCATTCCTTCGTGGATATATTAAATCAGAAGCACAAGGAGATCAAGCGTTAAATTGGGAAAATAATATTAAAAGAAAAATTAATTGTGGTGTTATGGATTCAACCACAGTTGTTGATGGATGGACCGAAACTGTTAATGTTGATGAATTGATTAATTTAATAGATCATTCATTTACTGAAATATCTTATGATGGCTCGCCCCATAAATCTTGATGTATTTGCCCGCCATTACGTCAGCCTGTGCTTCAATTGGACTTCCAGGATAACTAGATCCGGGTTTTATCATTCCCAATTCGCCTTGACGTACATGAGTAAGTTCGTGAAATACCGTTCTGAGTATATCCACTAGATTACGATTCTTAGCGTATACCCAAACATAGTCAGAACCTTCTATATGTTTACCAGTATGATGTTGATCCTGTGCTTCTTTTGTATCGTAGCTTAAATGTATTTTGGGAATTTTTTCAAGTTTTAATTTTTCACCGGCCCATCGTGCAAATTTTTCAACTTCAGATGGTATATTTAAACTGTCAGAAGTTTGCTTTTCATTAAGCTTATCTTTGATCCAACTATCAGGTGTTTTTTTGTATTTTTTGATAAACA